AATTGATAATAATACGTTAAAAATAAAAAATATTAGATATAATTTTTGTTATTATATAAATTGTGATAATAGTATTATATTACATAAAAGTAAAAATTATAAGAAAAAAGATGATACTGAAAGAGAAGTATTTGAATATATATTAAATGGATTAAATAATAATACAATAAAAATAACAAAAAAAAAAGTGTGAAAAAAATTATAAAATATTATATTTTAATATTATAAATATGGGTATTGGTTATTTTCAATTAACTGTTACAAGTGAACAAGATAAATATCTAGTAGGAAATCCAGAATTTACATATTTTAAAGCTGTTTATAAAAAGCACACTAATTTTGCTAAGGAAACATTTAATTTAAATTTTGTGGGAGAAACATTTATGGAAAGCAATAACAATTTAGGTAAAAAGTTATATTGTACTATACCAAAAAATGGTGATTTATTACACAGAATGTATTTGGTTTTTGATATACAAAGTGTTTCACCTCCGAAAAAAAAAAATGATGGCACTATAGATACAACAATAGAAACAATAAAAAAAAATGTATTACCATACATATCGATAGATGCACAAGCATTAATAGAATCAATAGAAATAAAAATAGGAGATCAAACTATTGATAAACATACAGGAGAATGGATGCATATTTATAATGAAATAAGTTTAACATCAAATAAAAATGAAATGCTATGTGATATGATAAATACTAATATAAATATTAAAGAGTCGCAAATTTCTCAAAAGGATGGTTTAATATATATACCTTTAATATTTTGGTTTAATAGAAATCCAGGATTATCGTTACCATTGATAGCTTTACAGAATAGTGATGTGAAAATTGATTTGAAATTAAATTCGAGATCAAAAATTGATAATAAGTTAATGATAGGAAATAATAATACAGGACTACAAATAAATAGTATATATATGTTAGCAGAATATATACATTTAGATAATCAAGAAAAATTATTATTTTCGTCAAAATCACATGAATATTTGATAGAGCAAGTACAATTCAATAATAATATAAATGTTCCATTAAAACTAGTGGATATTCCGGTTGATAAACAATATAATGAATATCAACATAAATTTGAGATACCATTTCAGAATCCTATAAAAGAATTATTTTGGGCAATTCAGGATGATATATCGAACGTTAATTCAAATGGTACAGAAGAATATAAAGAAAATGGATTTGTCAAAAGACGTTATTCTAGTGGAAATCACATTTATAATTATTGGTTTAATCTTGATTATAATGATAATACTAAATTAAATCAAATGATTGATGGAACAATAACATTAAATGGTATAGATATGTTTGAACCAATATCAGGAAATTATTTTAATTCTGTGTTAAAATATCAATATTATAATGGATATAATTATAAAAATTTGGGAAGTGAATTAATGAATAACGAAAATAGTTCTGAAACTGTAAATATGAATTATAAAAACGGAAGCGGATTTTATTGTTTTTCATTTGCTTTAAATCCTATGGATTTTCAGCCATCAGGATCACTTAATTTTTCTAAAATAGATAAGGCAGAACTTAAAATAAGAGTAAGAAGAAATACTACGACACATGATGAAAAAAATACAGCCGCGCGAAATGGTATTGAATTAAATAGAGGTAATGAATATCTAAAACAGAAGATATTAAAAATATATGGTGTAAATTATAATATATTGAAGATAGTTTCAGGTCACGCTGGTTTAGCTTTTAATTAGAAATTAGTAAATATTTAATAATTAAAATATTTCTATTAATATATTAAAATATTATGTCTAATAGAAAAATAATATTAAATGCTATAGGACCTGAAGATAATTTTTTAACAGTAAATCCATCAACAACCTATTTAAAATCAAATCACCAAAATCATACCAATTTTGCTAAAAATATTATTAAAATATCTCCAACATCTGTTCAAAATATTAAAAATTATAATTTTGGTGAAACAGTACATTTTGAAATAGATAAATCAGCAGATTTACTATTAAATATAACGTTAGAAGTTACAATTAAAGGGAAAGATTGGATAAATAATAATTTGGTTGTACCACAAACTATTTATAGTCTAATAGAATATATTGAAATTTTAGCAGATACAAAAGTTCTACAAAAATTAACTGGAGAATGGATATATATATTTGATCAACTATATTCTAGAAATAACTCAGATAATAATATATTTGAAAGCGGATATGCTTCACATAATAATAATATAGATGAATCTAAACACAAATTATTTTTAAAAATACCATTTTGGTTTTGTTTACATCCAGGATTATCTTTACCATTATGGGCTGTTCAACATGAAAGATTACATATAAGATTAAAATTAAATGAAAAATCAAATATTTGTTTAGAACCTCATAATAGAGATATTATTATAGAAAGTATAGAATTAATATCTGAAATTGTAGATTTAGATAAATTAGAAAAGGAAAAATTTCAAAATGATCAATTAGAATACCTTATAGAACAAGTTGAATTTTGTGGTAGTAATTTGATTGAATCTAATTTTAATTCTAGAAAAAAAATAGAAATAGAAAGATATCCATACATTACAGAAATATTATGGATATTCTCAGGGAAAGATCTAAAAAATAATAATAATTCTAATAATTTTAATCCCAATAATTATTTTAATTATTGGTTTAATTTTAATGGAAATCCATTATCTAGAATTGATCATACAAAAAATACTACAATATTGTTAAATGGGAATCCTATTAATAGTAGATTAAAGGGATCCTACTATAGAAAAATACCTAGATATGAATCATATAATACAATATCATGTAAAGATAAAAATGGTACAGAAATTATTTCACCTGATTATTATTCACATAATTGTATTTATTCATACTCATTTTCATTTAATCCAAAAAATATTAAACCATCAGGATTTTTAAGCACAAATAAGTTTAATTCTATGCATTTAGATATTGAATTAAATAGTGCTAATTATGATAGAAAATTAAATATTTATATAAAAAGATTTAATATTATAAGAATCAAAAATGGTTATATAAATTTAGTAAATACCTAATTAAATAAGCTAATTTTAAATATTTAGATTATATATTTAAAATTATTTTTTTATTTGCGATAAATTTTGTATATAAATTAAAAAAAAAATCTCACTATATAGTATAATCATAAAATGGGTGGTGGTTTAATGCAATTAGTAGCCTATGGTGCTCAAGATGTATATCTTACCGGTAATCCTCAAATTACCTTTTTCAAAGTTGTCTATAGAAGACACACTAATTTTGCCATGGAAGCTATTGAACAAGTATTTATGGGAAATGTTCAATGTGGAAAAAAGACTTCAGCAACTATTGCCAGAAATGGTGATCTTGTAGGTAGAATGTACTTAGAAATTGATTTATCTCTTGGTAGTGCTCATAATCAAACTAGAACATTTGTAGATCGTATGGGACATGCTTTAATAGATTATGTAGAAATTGAAATTGGAGGACAAACTATTGATAAACATTATGGACAATGGATGGATATCTGGGCACAATTAACACACGGTCAAGAACAATTTCATCAATTATCAAGAATGTTAGGTGGTTCACAAGAAACCAGTAAGACTCGTGGTGTTCCTCGTACTGATAATTTACCTGTATTTTCTAAAAACCCTGTTGATGATAATTCTGGATTTATTGATACTGGTGTTACTGGTAATACTCAAAAATATGGTATGAATAATAGAATGATGAAATTATATGTACCACTTCAATTTTGGTTTAATACTAATCCTGGTCTTGCTCTTCCTTTAATCGCTCTTCAATATCATGAAGTTAAACTTAACGTTATGTTTAAATCAGCCTCTGCTATAGTTGTTGGAGATTCTGGTGCAGCTGATACTAACAAAAGTGATCCAGAATTAGGTAATGTATGTTTATTCTGTGATTACATTTTCTTAGATACTGATGAAAGACGAAGATTCGCACAAGTTTCACACGAATATTTAATTAATCAAGTTCAATATAATGGTAAATCTGTTTTAGCTTCTGCAGAAACTACTGCTAATGTAGATCTAAGATTTAATCATCCATGTAAGGAAATAGTTTGGGTAGTTCAAGATAGCAACAAAGAAAATGCTTCTAACAAAAATGAATATTCACCATGGAATTATAGTGTTAAAGGAGTATCTAAACCTGCATATGTTAATGATTTTTGGACTGGTGGTGACCAAGTATCTAAAGCTGTTCTCCAACTTAATGGACATGATCGCTTTAGAGAGAGAGAAGGTACTTATTTTAGAACTGTTCAACCTTATCAACATCATACTGGATTATTTGATAACAGTCAATCACATGCTGAACAAACCAATAAAGGTATGTTTTATTTATATTCTTTTGCTCTTAAACCTGAAGAACATCAACCTTCAGGATCATGCAATTTTTCTAGAATTGATAATGCTGTATTGACTATGACTGTTGCTAATTCTAATCAAGCTAAATCAGTTAAGGTATATGCTACTAACTATAATGTTTTAAGAATTATGAGTGGTATGGGCGGTCTTGCATACTCAAATTAATTTATATTTATATTTAAGAATATATATTCTTATTATTATAGTTTTTTTTTTTATTTTTTTGTTTAAAAATTAAAAAAAAAATCTCACTATATAGTATAATCATAAAATGGGTGGTGGTTTAATGCAATTAGTAGCCTATGGTGCTCAAGATATTTATCTTACTGGTAATCCTCAAATTACCTTTTTTAAA